GGAGCCATATGGCGACCATTTCGGCGGCGACAGTCTGCGTGAACGCAACGCTAAACTTCGCTCCCAGCGATTATTGGCGGCACGACAAAAAGGCACTCATACCAAGATGGCATGGAAAATTCTGGCTGAGGTATTCGGAAAATGTGTAGCGTGTGGCGTGCCTTATGCCGATCTTTATGGCGGGGGACCGACGAAAGATCATATCGAGCCAATTTACGCTGGCGGCTGTGACTGCCTCGGGAACCTGCAGCCGCTTTGTCGCCACTGTAATTCGTCGGGCATCGGCGCGGACATGCGAAACATCGCGCTTCCGGGCTGGTTTGGCCGCTTCCGGTTGCTGCTGTCCGAGAGGTGCAACGGGCGATGAATGTCACACGCAGTCACACATTGTCACGCAGTTCAAGGCGTGAGTCAGGGTTCAAAGGTAAGCTCCGATACAATTGGTGGCGAGCCTATCACGGGCTGCCTGGCCATCCGAAATGGCGTAGCGTGGCGCGGATTTCCAATGTCCCGATATCGGTCGCGTTTCACATCGTGTCTTGCCTGCTGGATTGCGCGTCGCGGGCGAAGCCTCGTGGCTCTATAGGTGACTTCAAAGCCTTTGATTGTGCTGGCATTGTCGACGTTGACGTGGAGGCTGTTGAACGCGTGATTGAGGCACTTCGCAGCATTCATTGGATCGAGGGAAATATGCTCGCCGAATGGGACGAGCGGCAGCCGACGCGAGAGGACCCGGACGCCTATCAGCGCAAGCGCGAGGAGCGGGAGAAAAAGCAGGACGGTCACACGCAGTCACACGATGTCACGCACGGTCACTCACAAGTCACACTCACTGCCGCACAAGATATAGATAAGAAAGAATCTTCTTCTTCTGAGCAAGGTGCCGAGGCCGAAAAGGGGCTTGGCGAGGAAAAAAAAAGGGAAGCGAAAAAGGGACCGCTAATGGTTTCACCGGGCCTCGCCGCGAACATCAGAGCAAAGGGCTGGAACTGAGAAAGGGTACGACCATGCCGCTGATCAAGAGCAAGTCCAAAGCCGCCCGATCAAAGAACATTGCGACGGAAGTGAAGGCCGGCCGCCCGGTGAAGCAAGCGGCGGCGATCGCTTACAGCGTAGGCCGCGAGGCCAGCAAGGGCGGCGACGCCGACGAGCGCCGCTACCGCGCCCAGGACGGCCTGCGAACCCTGCAACGCGCCGAGGAGGTCCACGGCGACAAGGACCTCATGCGCGACATCGGCAAGCACGCCCGCGATCAGCACCAGGTCGCCAAGCGCGCCGCCCACATGGTCAAGTCCGCCGCGATCAGCCAGCGCCAGGCCGACCGCATGAAAACCAAACCCGTCGTGGAGCGATAACACGCAGATGCCGGCGCTTAAGAACCCACGCCACGAAGCGTTTGCCCAAGCCTACGTGCGCGGCGAGCACGCGGGAAATGCCACCGCGTCATATCGGGCTGTTTACGGGAAGGATAACCGTGGTGCTGCAACACGAATGCAGCAGAAAAGCAGCATGGTGCAGCGAGTCGCGGAAATTCGGGACGAAATGCTGCACATCGAGGAACAGGCGACCGACGACGCGGCGAAAAAGCTCGGGATTACAAAGGAATGGGTGCTCGAAAAGCTGGTCGATATGGTCGAGCTACCCGGCAAGCGGAAATACGAGGCACCCGTCGCGCAACGCGCACTCGAATTGATCGGCAAGCATTTCAGCATGTTCATCGCCAGCGACGCGCCGAACGTCAACGTCAACGTCGGTGTGCAGTTCGTCGACCACCCGCCGGCCGAGACGCGACAGGAATGGGAAGCGCGGCGCCGGCTCGAGCTCGCGCCGAAAGCCAACGGCCACGCGAACGGCAACGGAAAGGGGCACTCATGAACGCGCATCGGGTCACGATCGACTATCGTGCCCTGTTGCGCGGGCTGCGGGACAATGTGCTCATTGTCGTGATCGTGGCGGTCGCGCTGCTGATCGTGGTGATTTGGGTGCTTTGAAACATGAGCGGCATTGAGCGCGCAACCCGTGGCGTATGGGCGCCGCAGCCAGGCCCGCAAAGCGAGGCCATGTACGCGACGTGGTGCAACGAGTTGTTCTACGGGGGCGCGGCTGGCGGCGGAAAGTCGGATTATCTGCTCGGCGACTTCCTGCGCGACGTGCCGACCTATGGCGAGGCATGGCAGGGCGTGCTGTTCCGGCGCACCTATCCTGAGTTGGAAGAACTGATTGGCCGCGCGCACGATCTTTATCCGCAAACCGGTGCGGAATGGAACGAGCAGAAGAAAACCTACACGTGGCGAAACGGTGCGCACTTGCGGTTCCGATATCTTGAGCAGGAACGCGATCGGCAACGCTATATCGGACATGCTTACACGTGGATTGGATGGGACGAGCTCACGCAATGGGCGACCGATCGCGCATACCGCTATCTGCGCGGCCGCTTGCGCTCGGCAAAGGGCGAGGTGGCGACCAAGCGCATACGCGCGGCGGCCAATCCGGGCGGGCCGGGCCATCATTGGGTCAAGTCGTATTTCGTCAATCCGGCGCCGGGCGGCTACGAGGTGATCGACGACCCGACCACCGGCATGTCGCGCATGTTCGTGCCGGCGCGGCTGACCGACAACATCATCCTGACGCAGGCTGACCCTGGCTACGCGGCGCGGCTGCGCGGGCTGGGCTCCGAGGCGCTCGTCAAAGCCTGGCTGATGGGCGACTGGGACATCGTCGAGGGCGCGTTCTTCGACTGCTGGAGCGTGCGGATGGTCATTCCGCCGGCCGAGTTGCCGGACGACTGGCTGCGGTTCCGATCGGCTGACTGGGGCTCGGCGAGTCCGTTCAGCATTGGCTGGTGGGCCGTGGTTCAGGACGACTGGGAGCACCCGCGGACCAAGCAAGTGCTGCCGCGCGGCGCGCTGGTGCGCTATCGCGAGTGGTACGGGTCGAAAGATCCGGCAGAAGACGGCTCGCGCGGGCTCAAGCTGATGGCCGACCAGGTCGGCAAAGGCATTGTTTCACGTGAAAAGGGCGATCCGAAGCTAGCGTACGGCGTGCTCGACCCGTCGACGTTCAAGCAGGACGGCGGGCCGCCAGTCGCCGAGGTGATCAACATGGAACTGATCAACACAAAGCTGGTGCCGTTCCGGGAGGCGGACAACACGCGCGTGCCGAAGCGTGGCGCCATGAGCGGCTGGGACCAGATGCGAGCCAGGATGGTCGGAAAACTGGATGGCCGCGGCGAACCGCGCGGCAAGCCGATGGTCTATTGCTTCAGCACTTGCGTTGCCTCGATCCGCACGATCCCGGTGCTGCAGCACGACGCCACAAATCCTGAGGACTTGGACAATTCGGGCGCTGAGGACCACGCGGCCGACGAATGGCGCTATGCCTGCTCGTCGCGGCCGTGGCTGCCGACGCATCCGGTGCCCGAGGCGCCGCGCGACGGCTACCGCGACAGCGACGATGACGAGGACCGGTCGAGCTCGGTCAGCATCCAGGTGCTGTGATGGTGCCGCTTGACGAGTGGGTGAAATGGATGGTGTGGGCGCGGGCGATGACCGAGCAGTTCGAGCGCGAGCGGCGGCAACTGGCGGCCCAGCGGCTGCGCAGGGAATTCAGAGTGGTCAACGAGGAGCAACAGGATGACAGACGCGGTTAGCGAGTTCGTGCGGAGGAGGCAGCCCGAGAGCCTGGACGAGATCGAGGACACGATCGCCCAGCACCGCCGCGCCACCGAGCAGAGCACCGTCCGGCTCAACGATGTTCCCGAGCGGCGCGCCGGGTTAGAGTTGAATGAGATCGCGCAGATGGTGGCGTCGCTGCCGCTGCGCCAAGCGATGGAGATGGCCGAGGCGGTGGTGAAGCTGGAAGAGTACAAGCCGCCAACCACCAAGATCGAGCTCGCCATGCTGCTCAACGAGTGGGCCGAGAAGCGGCTGGCCAGCGTGTACGGGGCGCGGGAGGGATAAAATTTTGGACAAAGTCGGAAACCGGGCTGACAGGAACGGTTGTTGCGTGTGATAGGCAAAACCCAGGTAGTACCCTGGGGTAGAACGTGCTGCTCTACAAGATACGACCGTTTCCGCGACTGGCGACCATTGAAACGCGGGTGACCCATTTCCGGCCCAGGGTCAGAGAGGCGAACCCCCTGATCCTGGCGCTGTGCGAGGGTTGCGGCAGCCAGGTGCGGCTCGGGCCGAACGAGGTGCCGCCGCCGAACTGTTCTGAGTGCGGCGGCTAAAAACCCGTGCACAACTGCCGTAGGGCGGCTTGAAACCGGCTAGCGTGCCGCCATGGCACAGACGGCCCCGACCGCCTACGGGTATTACGACAACAGCGATGCGTCCACCTCGTCGACCTCGAGCACGCTCGGCGGCGGGGATAGCGTCACGCGCCGGATGGTGCCGTCCGACCGGCCGCGGCCGGGCCAGCAGGCGGATGTCTCAAAATTGCGCCGGCAGTACCTCGACTACCTCGGCACCAAAATGCCCGAGATCGAGGAGCAGAAGATATCGCGCCGGTATTACAATGGCGCACAGTGGTCGGCCGAGGCGGTCAAGGCGCTGAGGGAACGACGGCAGCCGATCATCACCTACAATCGGGTGCGGCCGAAGATCAACGGTATTGTGGGGTTGGTCGAGCGGCTGCGGCAAGATCCGAAAGCCTACCCCAGGAACCCGCGCAACGAGAGCGGCGCCACGGTCGCCACTCAGTCGATCCGCGCGGTGCTCGACGGCGTGCAGTGGCAGATGATGTCGAGCGATGTCTGCCGGCTGGCCGCGACCGAGGGCCTTGCCGGCGTCGCGCTCGAG